AACATCTCACCAGAGACCCTCAGGGAAGCTAGACATCCCAGTGCGAGCGTTGAAGGGTTCCTAAACAAGGAGGTTAAGATTGATGGGGATTATGCAGTTTGTGCGAATGGAGCTCAATATCGCAAAGATGTTAGAGGATTCCTTCCTGAACTTATGGATAAGATGTACAATGAAAGAGTCATCTTTAAGAAAAGGATGCTTAAAGCAAAACAGGCTTATGAAAAGAACCCTTCTACTGAACTCACTAAAGAGATTGCTAGATGTAACAATATTCAGATGGCAAAGAAGATATCTCTTAACAGTGCTTATGGTGCTATTGGCAATCAGTATTTTCGATACTACAAATTGGCTAATGCTGAAGCCATTACCTTGAGTGGACAAGTATCCATTCGTTGGATTGAAAACAAAATGAATGAAAAGATCAATAAGATCTTAAAAACACAGGAGGTTGACTATGTTATTGCTTCAGATACTGATTCCATCTACCTTAATTTGGGGCCTTTGGTTGAGCGTGTATACGAAGGACGAGAGAAAACTAATAAGAATGTTGTTGGGTTCCTTAACAAGGTGTGTGAGGATGAATTTGAGCCTTTTATTGAAGGTGCTTACGAAGAACTGGCCAGGTATTTAAATGCCTATGACCAGAAGATGTTTATGAAGAGGGAGAACATTGCTGATAGAGGAATATGGACTGCTAAGAAGAGATACATTTTAAATGTATGGGATAGTGAAGGTGTTAGATATGAAGAACCTAAACTGAAGATGATGGGTATTGAAGCAGTTAAGTCATCTACTCCTGCTCCATGTAGGAAGATGATTAAAGATGTACTTAAACTTATGATGACTGGTACAGAAGATGATGTGATTAAATTTATTGATGATGCTAGAAAAGAATTCAAGTCTCTCCCTCCTGAGGAAATTGCTTTTCCTAGAACAGTATCAGATGTTAAAAAGTATAAGGCAGCATCTACAATTTATGCTAAGGGAACTCCTATTCACGCAAGGGGTGCTTTGCTTTTCAATCATTATATAAAGGAGAATAAGTTAACTAATAAATATTCACTCATCCAAAATGGTGAGAAAATTAAGTTCTGTTATTTGAAGAAACCTAATATTATTCATGAGAATATTATCTCTTTCATTCAGGATTTTCCTAGAGAACTTGGACTTGACAAGTATGTCGATTATGATCTACAATTTGATAAGTCATTCTTAGAACCACTCAAGATTATTCTTGATGCTATTGGATGGAATGTTGAGAAAACTGTAAACCTAGAACTATTTTTTTCCTAATGGAATTACCTATCGATGATAAAGATTTGGACACTATTGTCAATGCTCTTGCATTAGGAGGAGATACTAGACTTTATCATTTACTCAGAAATTTTAAAGAAGATCGTAAACTTAGAAGAGAAACAAAGAAGTAATGGATTTTTTAAAAGATATTGTAAAGGAGATTGGTAATGAGTACACCCAACTCGCATCCGATATTGAAGACACTGAAAGATATGTGGACACAGGTTCGTACATTTTTAACGGACTCGTTTCAGGTAGTATATTTGGTGGTGTATCTGGGAACAAGATTACTGCTATTGCTGGTGAGTCTAGCACTGGAAAAACTTTTTTCAGTCTCGCTGTCGTTAAAAACTTCCTTGATAGTAATCCTGATGGTTACTGCTTATATTTTGACACTGAAGCCGCTGTTAACAAGTCTCTTCTGGCAGATAGGGGAATTGACTTAAACAGGTTAGTTGTTGTTAATGTAGTAACAATAGAAGAGTTTAGGGGTAAGGCACTTAAGGCAGTTGATAAATATCTACAAATGCCCATAGAGGATCGCAAACCATGTATGTTTGTGTTAGACTCTCTTGGAATGCTTTCCACTGAAAAGGAAATCACGGATGCACTGAATGATAAACAAGTCCGTGATATGACCAAATCTCAATTGGTCAAAGGTGCATTCAGAATGTTAACACTTAAACTTGGCCAAGCGAATGTCCCACTCATTGTCACAAATCATACGTATGATGTCATTGGAGCTTACATCCCAACTAAAGAAATGGGAGGGGGTTCGGGACTCAAGTACGCAGCGAGTACAATCATTTATCTCAGCAAGAAGAAAGAGAAAGATGGAAAAGAAATCATCGGAAACATTATCAAAGCAAAGACTCACAAATCACGTTTAAGTAAGGAGAATAAAACAGTTGAGATACGTCTTTATTATGATGAGCGTGGTCTTGATAGGTATTATGGTCTATTGGAACTGGGTGAGGTTGGAGGACTCTGGAAGAATGTCGCAGGAAGATATGAAATTGGTGGCAAAAAGTTATATGCAAAGCAGATACTTGCAGAACCAGAAACTTATTTTACTAGTGAGGTAATGCAAGCTCTTGATGAGATAGCACAAAAGGAATTTAGTTATGGAGAAAATTGAGTTTCTAATTCTTAGAAACTTAATATACAATGAGGAGTATGCTAGAAAGGTAATACCTTTTATTAAGGATGATTACTTTGAAGATCAGAAACAAAAGATTATCTTCCAAGAAATTTCTAGTTTCATTCAACAGTATAATAAGTTAGCAACTAAAGAGATACTATCTATTGAGGTAGAGAAACGTAGTGATATTAATGACACTCTATTTGCAGAGATAGTTGATATCATTTCTTCTTTTGAAGATGAAGTTGGAGAGTTGGATTGGTTAGTAGATTCTACTGAGAAGTGGTGTCGTGATCGTGCTATATATTTGGCACTGATGGAATCAATTCAGTTAGCAGATGGAAAAGATGAATCCAAAGGAAGGGATGCTATTCCTAGTATTCTCTCTGATGCTCTTTCTGTTTCTTTTGATAATCATGTAGGACACGACTATCTCCAAGACTATGAGCAAAGGTTTGAATCGTACCACAAGAAAGAAGATCGCATTCCCTTTGATCTTGAATACTTCAATAAGATTACGAAAGGGGGTCTCCCGAATAAAACTCTCAACATTGCTCTTGCTGGCACAGGGGTTGGAAAGTCTTTATTCATGTGTCATGTGGCTAGCAGTGCTCTCATCGAGGGAAAGAACGTCCTCTACATCACTCTCGAGATGGCAGAGGAAAAGATTGCGGAGAGGATCGATGCTAATTTACTTAATGTCAATATACAAGATATAACAGACTTACCTAAACCTATTTTTGATACAAAGGTAGAGAGTCTTGCGAAGAAAACACAAGGAACATTAATTATAAAAGAATATCCTACAGCATCTGCTCATTGTGGACATTTTAAATCGCTCTTAAATGAGTTAGCATTGAAGAAATCATTTAGACCTGATATAATATTCATTGATTACTTAAACATATGTGCATCATCAAGGTACAGAGCAAATGGTAATGTTAATTCGTATTCCTATATTAAGGCGATTGCAGAGGAACTTAGAGGGTTGGCTGTCGAAGCTAACTTACCGATTGTTAGTGCTACTCAAACTACTCGTTCTGGTTATGGGAGTAGTGATGTTGAGCTTACTGACACGTCAGAGTCCTTCGGACTTCCTGCTACTGCTGACCTTATGTTCGCTCTCATATCTACTGAGGAGTTGGAAGGACTAAATCAGATACTAGTTAAACAATTGAAGAATAGATATAATGATCCTACTGTAAGGAAAAGATTTGTAGTAGGTATTGATAGAGCAAAGATGAGGTTGTATGATTGTGAGCAAACTGCACAGGCAGATATGGTTGACAAGGGAGAAGGAGAGGATTATAATGCTAAGGAAGAAAAGGTAAAGAAATCTTTCGATGGATTCAAGTTCTAAACTTACTACAGAAGAGTTAACTGCATTAGTAAGGTTAATTTATTCTGATACAGTATCTTGTAATGAAGAGGAACAAGAATTCTGGAATACTATTGTTCGTAAATTACGTAAGAACCATGACAGTTGATACAGAAAAGTACCTTGACTTTGTTGAGGGTGTTACTAGTAATGAAAGTCTTCATTATGCTTCACTCATATCTAGAATGAATAATCTAGAACTTGAGGATGATTGTAATGTACCACAGTTACTTACTGCTGCTCTTGGATTGACTGCTGAGTCTGGTGAGTTTACTGAGATAGTAAAGAAGATTATCTTACAGGGCAAACCATACAATGAAGATAATGTCTTTCATATGAAGAGAGAGTTAGGTGACATCTGCTGGTATATTGCTCAAGCATGTATGGCACTTGATACTTCCTTTGATGAAATTATTGAGATGAATGTAGATAAGTTA